CGCATCAATTAGCCAAGACTTTCTCCCTCTCGCTATATGCGGGTTTAGCCTCGATCCGTCGGGGCTTTTTTATTTGTAGGCAGGACACTCCGTGAGGAACCCTGAAACGTTATGGCAGGCAGAAACACAGACTATACGCAAGAACTAGCGGATAACATTTGCGAAAGAATCAGTACAGGCGAAAGCTTGCGATCAATTTGCAAAGATGCAGATATGCCGAGACTTGCAACTATTTTCAGGTGGCTTGCAAATAACAAGTCATTTAGTGACCAATACGCACGCGCACGAGAAGAACAGGCCGAAACATTGGCTGATGAGATAGTGCAGATTGCAGATGATGGGCTAAATGATACTTATGTTGATGAGAACGGGAATCAGCGCACAGATCAAGATGTAATTGCTAGATCACGTTTGCGCGTTGAGGCTCGCAAGTGGGTAGCATCAAAGCTCAAGCCTAAAAAATATGGCGAGAAGATGAGCCAAGAGATTAGCGGCTCATTAAGCATTAGACGCGCATCAGAACTAACAGACGATGAACTCGCAAGTATCGCGGCAGCAAGCGGCGAGTGAACTGCTAGCTAGGCGTAAAGCACGCACTAGCTTGTTAGAGTTCACTAAGTACACTAATTCGTCTTATATCGCTGCACCACATCACGAGCTAATAGCTGCAAAGCTAGAAGGCGTAATGTCTGGCGAGATCAAGCGGCTGATTATCTGTATGCCTCCACGTCATGGTAAGTCTGAACTAGCATCAAGGCGCTTCCCTGCTTTCTATATGGGGAATAAGCCTGATAAGCAGATTATTGCGGCATCGTACAACAGCGACTTATCTAACGACTTTGGGCGGGAAGTTCGCAATATTGTCGGCAGTCCTGAGTTCCAGAATCTATTTAAAGTTGAATTAGCGCAGGATAGTAAAGCGGCTAATCGCTGGCACACAGATAAGGGCGGCATGTATGTTGCTGCTGGTGTTGGCACAGCGATTACAGGCCGAGGCGCTGACATTCTACTTATTGACGATCCATTCAAAGACCGTCAAGAGGCAGACAGCGAGATTACACGGCAGCGTGTTTGGGATTGGTACACATCAACTGCTTACACTCGATTAATGCCAGGTGGCGCGGTGGTAGTAATTAACACGCGCTGGCATGACGATGATCTAAGCGGTAGGCTGTTATCAGAACAGTCTAATGGTGGCGATCAATGGGAGGTTTTAAGCCTTCCAGCGATTCAGGATGATGGTTCTGCCTTGTGGCCTGATTGGTATCCAATTGAGCGACTAGAGCAGATTAAAGGCGTTCTACCTGCACGAGATTGGAATAGCTTGTATCAACAGAACCCAATTCCTGATGATGGCGAATACTTCAAGAAAGATTGGTTTGCTGAGTACGACGAACTGCCGATCAAGTTAAACATATATGCGGCTAGTGATTACGCTGTCACAGATGGCGATGGTGACTTTACAGAGCATGGTGTTTTTGGCGTGGATCAAAACGCAAACATTTATGTTCTTGATTGGTGGTTTGGCAAGACAACGGCAGACGAATGGATTGAGCGCAAATGCGACTTAATCATTAAGCACGCGCCTGAAAAATGGTTTGGTGAATCTGGCGTTATCCGTAGATCAATTGAGCCGTTCATGATGAAGCGCATGCAAGAGCGCAACGCATTTTGCACAGTCGAGTGGCTGGCAAGTATTTCAGACAAGACAGCTAGAGCAAGGCCAATCCAAGCGCGTGCAAGCATGGGCAAAGTATTCCTGCCTAAAAAAGCAGATTGGAAAGAACACGTATTGAGTCAATTGCTGCGTTTTCCTGCTGGTAAGCATGATGACGCTGTTGACGTATTTAGCTTGCTTGGTAGGGGCTTAGAGCATGTGAATGCAGCCACGAACGCAGCAGGATTAAAACCTATTAGTTATAGAACACGGACAATTGCATAATGAAGAAAGAAAAGATGAGCGATGATGATCTTCTAGCGCTATTACAGCGCAAGGAAGATGACGCTGCGCATTATGTACACGGTCAGCTAGGTCAAGAGCGTGAGACTGCGTTACGCGAATACTACCGCATGCCGTATGGTAACGAGGAAGATGACGGCTGGTCTAAAGTCGTATCTTCTGACGTGTCAGACTCTGTTGAGTGGGTTCTCCCTACACTGTTAAAGACATTTACTAGCACGGACAAAGCGGTATCGTTTGAGCCTTCAACGGCTAAAGATGTTGCAGGCGCTGAACAAGCCACAGATGCGTGTAATTACGTGTTCTACAAGCAGAATAACGGCTTCTTAGTTCTTTACACTGCCATTAAAGACATGCTGACAGTGCGTAACTGCGCTGTCATGTGGCGCAAAGAGACTAAAGAAACCGTCTCAAGTATTCCGTTTAAGGGCGCGACTCAAGAGATGCTTGCTATGCTGATGCAAGAGCAAGACGCAGAGATCGAAGCAGTCAATCAGGTTCCAATGATAGGCCAAGATGGTCAGCCTGTTCTAGATGAAATGGGACAGCCTGTAATTGCTTATGACGGACGCTTAAAGAAAACAGAGAAGCGCACGATCTGCAAGGTGGAAGCGTTTTCACCTGAAGACTTGCTAGTTGAGCGTGAGTGGACTTCACCATTGTTGCAGGACTGTCCTTACGTTTCGCGTTTGATGCGCGTTACTATGTCCGATCTAAAAGAAATGGGCTTGGTAGTAAGCGATGATGATGACTTAGAAGGCTCTGATTCTCCAAGTGGTGCGCATACTCGCTTAAATGACGTTCAACGCACAGATACCTCAACGCTAGGATATGGCGATGACGAGGACTATGGTGACGAGTCAATGTCTGACGGCTGGCTTCGTATCGAGTTCGTTCTGGTTGATATGGACGGAGACGGCATTGCAGAGAGACGCTGCATCTATCGCTTGCAAGACAAGATTCTGAAAAACGAAGTAGTCTCGCACGTGCCAATTGCAACGGCTTCACCGATTCTCAATACACATCGTTGGGACGGTCAATCTATTTGGGATTTGGTCAGCGACATTCAAAAGCTGCACACAGAGTTGTTGCGTCAAACGCTGAACAATCTGTATCTCACGAATAATCCACGCACTAAAGTTCTCACTGATTCCAACTGGTCGCCACTGGCTAATCTTGATGATTTGCTGGACTCTCGACCTGGCGGCATCTTGCGTCAACGCGATGCAAACGCGATCTCTGAACAGGTGACACCTTTCAGTGCTGCGGCTTCCATGCCTATGTTGGAGTACGTGCAAGGCATGAGAGAAAACCGCACTGGTGTTTCTCGTACCTCAATGGGGATGAACCCCGACAGCCTGAATAACACGGCTACAGGCAGACAGATCGACCAAAGCGCCTCACAGCAACGTGTTGAGTTGATTGCTCGCATTATCGCTGAGACGTTGATTAAACCGATCTTTCAAGGGATTCTCAAAATCCTTACAGATGGTGAAATGCAAAAGCTTTCATTCCGTCTGCGTGATGAGTTCGTAGAGTACGACCCTAATGAGTGGCGTGACTCTTACGACATGACAATCAATGTCGGTCTTGGCACTGGCGATACGCAACTCAAAGCAGCACAGTTGAGCAACATCTATCAATTACAGCAAGCAGGCTTGCCAATGGGCTTAACGACTCCGCAGAACTTGTACCACACAATGGCTAAGATCGTGGAAAACAGCGGATTCAAAGACGTGCAGAACTTCGTACAAGATCCACGCAACGCACCACCAGCACCACCGCCACAGCCTCCACTTGAGGTTCAATTGGCACAGATGAAGATTCAAGCAGACGCGCAGCAGTCTCAAGCGGATATGCAGAACGAGATTCAAAAGTTCCAAGCTGAGACGCAAATGCAGATCGAGATCGAGAACATCAAAGCTGAGGCGAAACGTCAAGAAATCCAAGCTAGTTTGGAACTCCAAGCGGCAAACGATCAACGAGACGCAGAACGCGAACAGATGAAAGCGCAGTTTGATGCGGCAATGGAACAGCAAAAACTTGAGTTTGAACGCTGGAAGGCTGAGTTAGATGCACGTGTGAAATTACGTGTGGCTAACATCGGCAAAGAATCAAGCGGTGACGAACTGTTGAGCGAATTAGAAGATGCTTCCGCTATGGGCGATTATTCCCCGATCAATCAAATCATGGTGATGCAAGCTCAAACGGCTGATGCTATCAATCAATTAGCTCAACACTTGAGCAAGCCTAAGCAAATCGTCCGTGATGCAAGCGGTAAAGCTATTGGCGTTCAATCTGTAGAGGTTGGCAATGGCTAACGGTACGGGTGTCGCAGTCATTGATTTTGGTGCTCACCCCGGCAGTAATGAGGCATCTGTGACGATCACAGGTCAATCATCTATTAGCGCGACAAGCAAGGCTGAATCTTGGGTAATGGGTGACGATACAACGTCAGACCATACCGCAAGCGATCACAAGTATTTGCCGCAATTGGCCTCTTTTACTTGTGGCACACCATCAGCAGGAACGGGCTTTACGATTTACGGCAGAAGCGTACATAAATTAACGGGAACATTTTCCCTTCGATGGGTTTGGAGTGATTAAATGGCATTAGATACAAATATCGTAGGCGCACTTTCTGGTACTGGTGCAGATGTAAACGCATCGCGTCAGTTAAAGGTGGTTGCAGAGACAGACGCAGCGGCTAACCCTGAGAATGTAGGCTGCACTCGACACTTTGGCGAGAATGACGGTGGCGCATTAACTGGCGTGCCTTTGTTACGTTCGCCCGAAGTTGATGTTGATTACCGTGAACGCGCTGCGGCTGATACGATCATGGATGACCATGTATTCAACACGACAGCACAAGACACAGGCAAGCATACATACAGCAACACCACGATGACTAATGCGTGGACTGCGGGACAAGTCACAACAAATGCTTCATCAATCACTACAACAACAACGGGAACGGTCTTTGCGACTTACGCATTTTTCCCTATCCTCGGAACTACAACACTAGCGACAGATACAGAGATCGGCTTCTCTGCACAGCCACAGTCAAACGTATTTATTGAGTTTGGTATTGGTATTCCGGGCGCTCAAACTGTTGCACCTTCTGACGGTGTATTTTTCCGTTTGAGTTCTTCTGGCTTGCAAGGCATTGCGTCATTCAACGGTGCTGAAACATCAACAGGCATTTTTCCTGCTGCTGATGGTGCAGGCACTTGGACTTATACCAATGCAAAACGTTACCAGTTTATTTGCTATGCGACGACAGTCGAAGCGCAATTTTGGGTAAATGACGGAACAGGCGCTAACTGCTTAGGAACAATTCCTCTGCCTTCTGGTCAGAGCCGCATGTGCATGTCTAGTGCCGGTCAATTCTTCCTCAAACATCGTCACACTGGTGGCGCGGCTGGTGGCGTGATTCAAGCAACGATGGGCGCATACAACGTTCGTATCGGTGGGCCGCAAATGTCAACCACCTTGTCAACGCAAGGCAACCGCTTAAATGGCTCTTATCAAGGCTTAAGCGGTGGCACGATGGGTACATCTGCTCGATTCGGCACGATCACAACAGGTAACGAAGCAAACGTTACGGCAGCGGTTCCGACTACCACAACTGCTGCGCTTGGCTCTGGTCTTGGTGGTACATATTGGGAGACTGTTTCACTAGCGGTGAATACTGACGGCATCATCATGTCGTATCAAGTACCAGCGGGGACGGTCAACTATCCGGGCAGACGTTTGATCCTTCGTGGCATGTACTTGTCTAGCTATGTGCAGACTGTGATTGCTGGTGGGCCATACATTGCAGAGTGGTTCTTGGCGTTTGGTCATACAGCGGTATCACTAGCGACTACAGAAACAGCAACAAGTAAAGCGCCTCGACGCATTGCAATGCCATTCACGCAGTTGGTCACTGCTGCTCAAGCGGTATCAACTTTAATTTCACAGCCAACGCAATTTGTTGACTTTGGCGATGCGCCAATCTTTGTTAATCCGGGCGAGTTCGTTCAACTGTGTACACGTCATATCGGAACGGTCGGCACAACTGGAACTATAGTGCATCGAATCACGCCTGTTTACGGTTGGGAGTAAGTTAAATGTCTCTATTGCTGGCTCTGCTTGCCGTAGAGACACCTGACGCGCCAAGCATACCGACAAATGAAGTAAGTAAAGTATATGTAAGGCGCGGCAAAAAGATTTACTTCTTCAACACACCAGAAGAAGCAGATCAATACCTTCTAGCCGAACAGCAAGCAAACGAAGCGATAGAGAAGGCGCAAAAGACCTCTAGACGCGCACGTAAGCGACTCAAAGAGAAAATCTATCCTGCTGCTGATTCGGTGGACTTGGTAGAGATCGAACAGCTAACCGATCGATTCGATCTACCTTACGATTTGCCGAAGATGTTTCAAGAGCAGGACTACGCAAAGCTAGTGCACATTGCGGAAATGCTTAGACAGATGCAAGACGAGGAAGAAGTTGAACTTTTACTGATGGCGATATGAACAATACAGAACAACGAGAAGTAATCGCAAGAGGTCAAGAAGCGGCAAGAATCATCGAATCCGATGTATTCAAATTGGCGCTTGAAACGCTAAGAAATAGCGTGACTGAACAGTGGAAAAATTGCCCGATCCGTGACAAGGAAGGTCAACTTCTTTTGTTGCAGTTAGCAAAGTTGACTGATAAATTTGAGGGCATCTTCGTGGGCCTAGTTGAGCAAGGCAAAATGGTTCAACACAAGATAGATTTGGATGACGCAAGGAACGAGCCACAAGCAAGAAAGTTCATGCGAAAAGTTTTCAACGGTTAGGCACTTAACCACACGCAAACGTCGAGAGACGCTGCTATTTCCCCATAGTGCAAAGGTGGGGGAATATTGACTTGAGGTAAAAAATGGACGGACACGCTAACGCACCCGAAACCACTATCAATGATTTGGCTTCTTTCTTGGATGACACTCCCGAAACGGAATCAGCGGAACAAGATGAAGTAGAACAAAACGCTGATGATTCGACCGTAGAAAACGACACCGAAGAAGAAGCAGACGAGCAGACAGAGGAAGAGTCCGAGGAAGAAGAAACCGAGGAAGAAGAGCCTGCACCTGAGCGAAAAATCAAAGTCACCATCAAAGGTGAGGATGGTACAGAAGTAGTCGAAGAAGTTCCCGAGACTGAGCTAGTCAAAGGCTATCAACGACAAGCGGATTACACGCGCAAGACACAAGCACTTGCGGAACGTGAACACCAAGCCGTTCAAACACTTCAAGCCAAGCATCAAGAAATCCAGACCAAATACTTACACCAAGCAGAGGTAACTCGCGCTGCGGTAGTACAAATGGCTGGTATCAAGACTGAACAAGAAATGGCACATCTAGCGGAAACAGACCCCGCAGGATGGGTCATGGAAAATCAGCGACAAAAGCAGATTGAAGCCTATCTCGGAACTTTGGATCAACAGATTCAAGCGGAGAGACAGCAGGCGCAAGCTGCACAGGAAGAACAACGCGCAATGGAGCGAAAACAAGCGTTTGACAATGCTTGGAAAAATCTAGCTGCCGCGAAGATCGACCGAACAGCACTTGAGGGAATCTTCTCTAGTGCCTCAAAGAATTACGGATTCACACCCGAAGAACTCAACAACATTTACGACCATCGAGCCGTTCTCCTTATGAGAGACGCGGCTGCTTATCGTGAATTGCAATCGAAGAAGGCAGAAGTCACCAAGAAAGCTGACTCAGCCCCTCGATTGCCTAGCAAACAAAACGTGGCTAATCCAAAAGACAAAGCGCTTGAGCAGAAATTTAAATCTGGTCGCGCAAAGTTATCCGATTTGGCTGCAATTCTCGAATCTCGAAATTAAATAAGGAGTATCAATCATGGCAGTTCCATCAAATTTATTCCAAGCGGCATCTGTTAAAGGCAATCGTGAGGATTTGATCGACAAAATCTTTCAAGTATCACCAACAGAAACGCCAATTACATCAGCAGCAGGCAAAGTAACAGCTACTTCGGTTTTCCACGAATGGCAAGTTGATAGCTTGGCTGCACCTGTTTCCACTAATGCGGCAATTGACGGTGATGACGCGACATTGCAAGCGCAAACAGCCACACAACGTTTGGGTAATCATTGCCAAATCTTGACAAAAACTATCGGTGTTTCTCGTCGTACTAACTTGATTAAAAAAGCTGGTCGCGGTTTGGAGTTGGGTTATCTCAAAGCCAAAGCGATGACAGAACTCAAGCGCGACATTGAGAAAACAGCGGTTTCTTTGAATCCTGCTGTCGCTGCTACTACTTCCGTAGCGGGCAAGATGGGTAGCTTGGCTGTTCAGTGCGTTACTAACACATCACACGGTGCTGGCGGCTCCACTGCTGCTTGGACTTCTGGCGCACCAACTACAGCACCGACTTCCGGCACAGGCCGTGCGTTGACTGCTGCTTTGGTTTCCACTGTTCAACAATCTATCTTCACGAACTCAGGCACACAGCCAGGCGAAATCTATTTGTCACCAGCACATAAAGTTGTGTTCTCTGGCTTTACTGGTATCGCTACTAACCGTTTGGATTTGAAAACCAAATCTCAACAAGGCGCGATTATCGTAGGTGCAGACGTGTACATGGGTGACTTTGGTGCAATCAACATCGTTCCTCATTACATGATGGCTGGCTCTACTGATGCTTTCATCTTGAACACTGACTACATTGACTTGGCGTTCTTGGATGGCATCAAAGAGTCTGCATTGGCGAAAACTGGTGATTCTGAGCGCATCTTGATTACT